TGGAACCAGCTTGGGTAACGAAGATACCAGAGTTAGCGGTGACGACCAATATTTCAGGTTGGAAAGCCGTAGCCGTTGTATTGGTACAAGTAATTTGGAACTGGAAGTTGAACTGCCCGATTGAGGACGAAGAAAGGTAGTCCGGCAAACTCAAATCTTTTGGGGGGTTGAGAATTAAGATGGAACCGGTAGTATCAATAGTAGCTGGAACTCCTTGTGTAATGTTGGTAGATACAGCACTTCCTGAAAATTCAGCCCATGATTGAGTAGAACAATTATTAACACTCATACGCCACAAGTCTGCTTGAGTAGCAGAAGCCAAAAGTCCAGACTGGTTATTCAAATTAATAGAAATTTTACTAATAGTTAAGAAAGAAGCACTATCGTAAATAGTTTGTTGAGACATTGGCTTACGAACCACAATAATGAAATAATCAGGAAGTTGATTAAGTTGGATATTTTGAGATGTAATTGGAGTAGCAACGTTTGGTTGAAGAATAGCATTTTGAGTGGATTGAGAAAGGTATCTTGGGTAATCCATGTAAGGCACAACATTTCTGGATGGAATTAAATCACTAGCTTGGGTAGATAGGAAATTAAACAACATTTGTGTGCTTCCACCTTGAAATGGGTTAGAGAAAGTAGGGGCACCAACCGCATCTCCTAGAGTAATAGAAGCTAATGAACCTGCCCCAACAGAAGAAGCAACCGACATCAATCTTTTGGCTGTGCTATCAATGTTAAACACGAAATTAATTGTATTTACACCAGCAATACCTCCACAATTATATTCCGGATTACCGAAAATAAAAGGAGAAAGGAACAATGGCTCTATCACTTGAGTATTCACAACAAAAGCGAAATATTTAGCACTTCCAGTAGAGTTCAAAGCACCAGTAGTGGATAAAGTCCAGGGTCCCGCAGCATTAGGAGAAGTATAAGCAGTAATGGAAACTGGGAATGCTCCTCTTGGTGCCTGGTCTAAATCGTATGACTGGTTCGTCCAGTTTGCTAAAGGATTGTTATTAGCTCCAACACCATCCTGATAATTGTAATATGCCTGGTCGGGTAAGGTTGGGGTCATACCATTATAACGATACAATTCTCTACTATCGTTAAATCTCAAAAGACAATCGAGAACATCCTGTTCGTTAAGAGAGACAGTGGTATTATTGATGGTAGCAGTAGCCGTTGTAATAAGCTTGTTGAAAGGGAATGCCTGAAGGGCACAATTACTTCCCCATTGAATGGCTGTAGCACCATTAGCAACTGGGGCACCAGTAAATAGTGTAAAGGTAATTCCGGTCGAGATAAGTAATTCTCTGTTAATGACGATACTTTCACTAGGAATTTGGATAGTAAAGGTAACCGAAGAATTGGATGTGGAAACAGCAGTGAATTGTTGGTAAGTAGTATTGGCGGCACCCGATTGAACCGCAAAAGTAAGATTGTCGGTAATATCCGCAAGACGACTATCTTTTAGGAGGATGGTTTTAAAGTCAGTCATTTATATACTTAATAAATATTTTTTTTATTAAGTATTGCCTAAAATATCTTCTAAACTATTCTTTTTCTAAACAAGAATTTGAGAGAACAACTGCCTCCACTTAATAGATTAATGGGGAATAAATTTCCTAACTTATTTCTCCAGAATACGGAAACATCTACATTTGTTAAAGGTCGGTTCCCGGTTAAACTAATCATTCTATACTCGGCAGTAGGATTATACAATAAATTTGGTTTATAAGAATTTTCATTAGAAACTATATCCGTAATAATTTGTGCGAACCTAGCATTATTCCCGTCTCCCGAAATAATTTGGTTTTCGTTAAAGATAAGTGGAGATGCTAATTGATTACTAACAATTGGTAAAGTATTCGATACAAAGACGATACTATCGATGGGCGTCCAATTCACAATTGTGCTAAACTCCTGGAATGTTTGAATGAAGACATTGGTTACATCTCCCGCAGTATTTGGATTAACAATTGGATAAAGACTTGGCGATAATATTTGACTGGTACCTTGTTGATTAAGAATAGTAATTTCGTAATTCAATCCGGTTAAAATCGTTCCTGAAGAAAATTGAATACTATCATATCCATTAGGATTTTGATAATATCCTAGAACTTGAGACCCAGCTGTATTGGATGCGGTAATACTATTCGATTGTCCCTTAAAGATAGAATTAAAAGAAGTAAATAATTGATATAAGGGAGAATTGAAATACATTTTCACACCATACAGATTAGGTGTTATAACTCCGCCTACTAAAGTTCTAGTTTCAAAAGCAGGAGAAGTTCCATCTTTTTTAAATTGAGGAGTGCTAATCACCGCACAAGATGTTGTGCTATCCCAGCTAAAGATTGGTGGTAATATTCCAAGTATTTCTTTGTTAGCAGTAGATGTAGAATATAAACTATCTATTAATGCTTGTTGTAAAAAAGTAAATGCTCTTACTAAAGTAGCCTGAATTAAAGATTGAAAATGTTGATAAGAATAACAATAATAATAATCTCCTACATTTGATTGATAACCACCATTAATGCTTGGTGGTGGTGGAACCGGTGCCGAAGTATCTTGCGTTACCCATATAATCTTTGCTTGAGAGACGTAAGTAGTTGTATTAGGGGTAGTCCCATCTGGTCTAAATTGTGGCTTAATAGTTAAAGTAATAGTATAATTAGTCATATTATTCAAAGGTTGGTTTGGTTCAATTACTGGAATGAATACCGGTAAATCGGGAGTATCTACTTGAAATCGAATAATACTCATTTCATATTCTCCCGTACAAGGGATAATAGGATTGGTTCTATTTTCGTTAAAGTATATTGGTATTGGGTTTCCTGTAGTGCTATTAAAATTTGTAACTAATACATCGTAGTATATATGGTCGGGTATTGCCGGAACATTACTCAATTCTGGTTTTGGTCTATAGGACATTATATATAATAGTGCTAATATATTTTTGTATCATTCCTAAATATCTAATTTACATTATATTCGAGAGAAATATTGGATTTCTACATGTATATATCTAATTGTATATATCTAATATCGACTATTTAGATTTTTACAATGCTATTTTCGATTTATATAGATATGTATATGTAAAAATTTTAAAATTTTTACATATACATATCTATTTCATATCTAATTTGTAGAAATCTAATGTTTTCATCATGTAAAAATCTAATCCGGAGTTTGATGAAAATAATATTTATCATCTTTTACCATTTGTATATAATTAGATTTTTTATTTTAGAAATCTAATTATTTAAGCCATTTTTGTTGCGACAATAACAATACCTGGTGAGGTAGTACCAGCCCAAGATAATTGTGCGTTATTAGCAGCTGACCCATTTATAAATGATGAATTAATGTAAATAGTAGTAGGAGTACTAACACTAGGAACATTTAAAATAAAGTCAGTAACCAGTGTTGGAGTTGCTGTTTCCACAGCAATTGTTGTAGGAAAATTTATAATTGCTTTTTGTCCGTAAATAAAAGCAGCTGTTGAAGCTGAAGCACTTGCTCCTATAATCCAATTATCAGCGATAGTTGCTGTTCCTGCGGTATTAGCTAAAGGAACCGATACGGAAACGGAATAGACACCTACAGGTAGGGAAGTAAAAGATGCTAAATTTTGAATTGGAGCAATGTTAGCTGCTCCACCAACTACAGCAGTAATTGATACCGGAGTAGCAGTTGTTGTAGAACCAATTCTCCCATTTGGATTATCAATAGCATATAGAGAACGCCAAGACATTTTATATACTTACTTAATATTTTTTTTTCCCTAAATGTTTCAATTAAGCTAATTTAGTTGCGATACAAGAAGTTAATGATGAAAAGAAAGGATTACCTCTAAATCCTATTATATTATTTGGGTCTCCTGAATTCCAATAAGAATTTATATATATTGGATTTGAATTTGTTATTGAAATTATAAAATTACCACTAATTGTTGAAGTAGTGTTATCACCTGGATTTGGTATTGTGATTTGAAATGGGGCAAGAGTAGTGCTTGGAAATAAGGTGCTAGTTGTCGAAAGACCACCAACACCTAACACCCAACTATCCAGAACTAATCCAACACCAGAAGTATTGGTACTTATAGGAATAGATACGGCAATAGAATATACACCTATTGGTAAAGATGAAGAAGGAAAATTTGCTATACTTTGAACTCCTGATAAAATATTACCTGCTAATGAAGTATTAATAATAGCACTATATTGAGAGCCAATTCTCCCATTTGGATTATCAATAGCAAAGAGAGAACGCCAAGCCATGTTATATAGTAGGTTCATATTTTTTTATTGTTTCTAAATTACATACCGGGATAAAGTAATATTCTTTCTCGTCATATGTTTGATTAATTCGAGAATAATTCTTCTTCTCAAAGGTTTCAAAGAGAGAAGGTTCGTATTTAATACAGCAAAGTTCATCCGTGAAATTAAAGAGAAAATATAAATCTTTTTCATCTACTTTCACTACCTTATTACAGGTCATCAATGTAGTAGGATACGCACACTTTTTATTCTTTCTAGATTTCAATTCAAATATCGAATTCTCATTATAGAAATCATATTTTCCCCATCTCTCGTTATTTCTGGATAAAGTATTTCCAAAATGTTGCTGTAATATTGGTAAGATAGTTGCTTCTTGTTGAACGCCGTAAATATAATCTTTTTGAAAATGAACCATTTAGATTTCTCTAAAGTATATTTAGATTTTATTTTTGGGGTTTAACGATATTTTTTTCTTTGGATATAATAAATGAGTGAAATTAACATGGATGAAGTTCTTACAAGAATGAGAACAAATATTACGGATTTAGATTTAGAGAGATATTTTCCGGAAACTC